TTTGATAGAATACTTCTCTGAATAGTTCCTTGCTGTTCAGATTCTTTGGTGTGACCTAAATCAAATTTAATTCCAAGTGGATCAGAGACAATTATATCTCCAGGTTCTCCTTTAAGTCCTGCCATACCAGATTCAGTTCCTACTAACAACTTCTTCATTTGTCTAAAACTACTAACAGCAATTTTAGCACGTTGTTTAGCAGTAAAGTTAGTTGGATCTACAAGGTATTTAACATCCCACCCAACATCACCAACTCTACCTGGTTCTGGATATTTAATATTTTGAATTAGATGTTTGATCTTATCTGTAACTTTAGCAGGAGAATGCTTAGGTCTTAAGTTCTCATATGCAAGATTGATATAAGTTAATTTATTCTTATACTCAATTACATAAGGACAAATAACTATTCCATTACCATCAAATTCAAATCCAAACTTAGTTCCAACTTTAAGGTGAACTCCCTCAATTGGTGAATCATCTTCAAACCCTAAGGTCTTTATATAATCATGAATTTTCATCGTACCTCAAAATTTAATCGTTTAACTTTTCTTCTCTTCCTATTCTCTTGCCACTCTAATTCTTCTTTACTGAGTGTGGTCTCTTCCACACCATGAATGTGGTTAAGCATAACAACACTACTAAGATCCTTAGCACTCACACTCTCATCACTCACAATCATTTGATTGGAACAACCACAGCACTGAGGTTTCTTAGAACTTGCTATTTCCACTCCACACATTTTACACCTGACTAACATCATCTTCTTCTACCTCCGTTTCAAACTCTGTAATAGCATCAACAGGAACTTCTGCTTTTCCTATACGATACCAATGAACCATATTACCAGTTTTATAACTAGGACGTTCTCCAATATATTCTAGATCAGGAAAACTATTCTCCCTGAGTACTGCTTGGAGTCGATAGTGTAGTAGTTCTTCTCTTGTGGGCATAACCAAAACTCAAACTGATTCGTGGACCTTTATTACATATCGGATTATGATATGTATATGCAGGGATAAAAAGACTATCACCTGGTTCTAAATGAGCGTAAGTACCATCATCAAAACCATAAGTCATCTTACCTCTTGCTTGCACTATAATAACATCCGTATCATCGTTGTGTCTACCATAGGTAGGTGCTCCTCTAGTGAAGGAAGCATACACATGCATACTATTGATACCAGATTCCTGAAGATCAACCTCTTCAAGAGCAGGATAAAGTGTACCAGGAAAATAATTATTGCTGAAAGTAAAAAGAGAAGGAAACTTACCGTCACCTTCACCAACAATTCTGCAATGATCTTCTTTGAGATCGTGATCCATTTTATCAATCACATCATCCCATGTTACCTCCTTACACTTCTCAAACCGATTTTTAGTTAGTTCGTACTTCATGATTAAAAAGAGTGTGGGAGGTTGGATTCCTGTATTACCAACAAGAGACGGGCATTACTACAGTAAGTAAGATTACATCTCTGCCTGAGACCCGACTGGTAAGTCGATTCTGGCTCACTCGAACCAGCAGCACCACCTGTGTCTCATCACCTTATCCAGCACTATGCCAGAAAGATTATTCAGTCACTCCCTGTCACAACCGCCGTTGCAACAGATTTATTATATCAGATGGTGTTTTGGTTGTCAAGCCATTCCTTTTTCTCACGTTTAGGTGTGTAGTAATCCTCAAACTTTTGTACACCCTTCGTAGGCATACCAGTAATGATATCCAAATCTTCTCTGTGTGCTACAGAATTCTTATATAAAAATTCTGACTGCTTATTCTTCTCCATTACCTGAGGTAGGATTGAATTCTTATCATCTCCAATCTGCTGTTCAATATAATTCATAAACCCTTGAATATTATCCGCACCAAAATCTCCGAGGTCTTCCCTCTTAACATACTTGATGCCTTCGTTCTTGTCTAAGTCCATATTTTTCAGTGGTGGTAAAAATTTCCATTAGGATGGAACATGGGGTCCTCTTCTGGAACCCTATTATATAGTTGTGATTGTCCCTTAAAATACTTACGTCCTTCCAATTTATTCAGAGCATTACAAACACCGAGTTGCCCTTTGGGTGATGATAACTTTGCGACTAATTCTGGATCTATCTTCTTATTCGGAAATTTTTTTAATCCATCGTATTGATGGGGTTGCTTGGTAACTCCCTGTATAGAATCTGGGAAGTCGTCAGATGCAACTCGGTTCATAATATTAGCAGCAACACCGTATTCATCATTGGAATGTCGGTATGCCTCAACTTGTACTACTCTTGCTATTTCTACATACTCAGCTGGATTGAGAGTAGAGTACATTAAACATACTAAAGGAATTGGAATCATAACAAAAAAATATTTTAAGGGGTTAGTTGACTTAGTGTGATAGCAGTCTTTTGAATCTTATTATACATGAGGATTAACTCCTCGGATGAAACATGCTCCCATTTATGATACAAATCTTTAAGTTGACTGACATAGGTTTGATTACCTATAGTTGATCCTATACCAGACATATGATTTGCAACTATGGACTTGACTAGCATGTCCCTAGTATACTTGCTTGTCATTAAGTTTTACTAGTAACCCAACATAGAAAAATGTGTGCATGAAATGTAAAAAAGCGGAGCAAAATAAATTGCTACCACATGTCAGAATTCTTCTACTTGGCTGATTTTACCTATAAAGGTAGTAATTATTTAGGAAAAAGGAGTCCCTTCATAGTAGTCCTTCTTGTAATAACGTCCTAAGACATTGCTATTATAGTATGCAGGAGTACCATCGTCAAGAGACTCTGTTAAAACATTATTTAAAAATAACTGTCTTGTCTCTTCGTAGTTTACTTTTCCTTGAGATTTATAGAGTCCGAGGATTTCTCTTTTGAATGTACTATTCCCCAGAAGTTTCCTGTCTTCGTTAAGTTCTTTAGAACTTCCGTAGTATGCCTTCCAGTTACTCTCACTCGTCCGTTTGCGTCTGCTACCTCGATGCTTTCGATGCTGTTGGAAGTTCTTCCTACCGATGTACTTCCTACCCGATTTAAGATTAGTAATGAGGTAGACGTAACCGAAGAAGTCGCCAATATCAGCAGAAGTGAAAGTTGAACCTTGATATATCCAGGGGTTTTCATAAATTCCTTCACCCACTGAGGTCTTTGTGGTGGATTCCATCCCATAATTTTAATTGTCATGTGAAATATTTAGTAGCAAACTTTGAGTCTCTTTATAGTCGTTCACATTATAACAAGTTCCCATCATATTATCTAATATTGCCATTGCTAAAGGATAGTCATTCTGCCCTTCCTCCATCATGTCTCCAAAGAAGTGTAGGTCATCAGTCTTATCAAAGTCTCTTAAGATCTGACTCTTGTTCCTTCCCTTCGGTGCTAGATCCAATCCAGTCTGCCCTCCTACCTGTACCTCTAGGTCTGGGAACTGGTTCTTAAGTCTGTCTGCTATGTCAACTCTCTCTAATCTTTCATTATCCCATTTAATATATTCTTCCCTACCATGAGAAGTATCTTTACCTCTACCTAAGATACTAAAGTTGACTCCACCTGGTCTTGTCTCAATATGCATTCCATTACGTATTGGAAAACAACTATATGCTAACTCATCTTCTAAAAATCTTTCTACCTGTTTTGGTAGTTCCCAACTATCTCTATAAACATTTTTATCTTTCTCATATACATCACTACCAGAGCAATTATATACTCGTTTAGCAGTGTAACATATATCAAGTCCTAACTGTTCTAAAGTCTTCTCACGGTCACTCCCAGTAACCAGAGAGACATGATTGTGACGACAGAATATAAGGAACGGAGCCCAAAATTCATGCTCAATCTTTTTTCGACTAGGAGTTAGTGTCCCATCAACATCAAAAATATACTTACGCATGATTAGTAAAGTTCTTCAAAAATATGTAAATCAATACTGAGATACATACCCATACTATAAATGTGGTCATAATTTAAATCCTGAGAAGGTGTCCTTCTTAACGTCTTGTTTGATACCACCAACAACATAGGACTCAACCTCTGTCTCCTGTGGTGCTACCTGTAATCCCTTAGAAGAGATCCAATGCTCTGTCCAAGGTAATGGATTGTTTTTTGCAGGAATGTCATACACTGGTTTTAAACCAATAGACCTCATGCGACGATTTGCAATCCACTCAACATAGTTCTGTAATAGTTTATCATTCAATCCTATCATACTTCCATCCTTAAATAAATACTCTGCCCATTTTCTCTCCTCATTCACAGCACGATCAAACATTTGATATGTCCAATCCTCTTCCTCCTTTGAGATTTGTGCCATCTCAGGATCATCATGACCCTTCCTCCAATAGTTTAATATGTTTTGGGTGATGGCGAGGTGTTGGTTCTCATCTCTTGCAATAAGGGATATGATCTTAGCTGACCCTTCCATAAGCTTAAGTTCACCAAAGGCAAAACTACAAGCGAAACTAACATAAAAACGAATACCTTCCAGTATATTAACATTAGCGACTGCTCTATAAAGTGATCTTTTTAAATCTTTACGTGTCCATTCTGAATTGATATGAGTCCTCATCTCAGGTGTCCAAGCAGTACTCTGACCATATTCTTGTGCATATGTAATAAAATTATCATAAGACTCAGTAACACTAGCAGCACGTTCTAAAATCCTATCATCAGTAAGAATAGTATCAAATACCTCAGCAGGATTTGAATATACATTCTTAACAATATAAGTATATGATCTACTATGAATCATCTCCATAAAAGACCAACACTCCATACATGCTTCCAACTCAGGTAATGAACAATATGGAATGAATGCCATACCAGGAGCACGACCCTGAACAGAATCTAACATAGTTTGATACTTCAGATTAGAAGTAAATATATGTTTCTGTTCTGGACGTAATGATTGGAAGTCACCACGATCCTTTTGTAAAGATACTTCTTCTGGTCTCCAAAAGTATCCTAACTGCTGCTTTGTTAAATTCTCAAACTGTGGATACTTAAAACTATCATAACGCTGAACTCCAAGGGGAGCACCAAAGAACATTGGTTGCTTTTTAGTATCTACTTCATTTGTGTTGAAGACTGTCATCCCCTTCACCTTTTTATCCATATTAATACCTGAGGATTGTTGGAAGTTGAATTGATCCATTATACTTAAATTTTACAAGATTCACAATCATCATCATCAATCTCACATAAGTCATTAAGTAAAGACTGTGCTTGTCCTTGGATACCTACTTCCTCTACATTATCATGCCAACCAACAGGGTGTGCTGGTTCAACCTCATCATGCTTATTATCATAAGTGTTTTGATAATAAGATGTCTTCCAACCATACTTATATGTGGTTAAAAGATCCTGTGCCATTTGTGATACAGGTACATCAGAGTCTTCAAAGTGAGTAGGATTGTATGACCAGTTACCACTGATCGCCTGATCAAAGAACTTCTGCATTACAGCAACAATATTAATATAACCAGTATTATTTGGCATATCCCACAATAAAGTATAATTATTCTTTAAAGTCCCATAAGACGGAACAATCTGCTTAAGTGGTCCTTTCTTTGATTTTTTAATGGACAAGTAGTCTCTAGGTGGCTCGATTCCATTGGTTGCATTTGACACAACGGAACTGCTCTCCGATGGCATCTGTGCGGAC